AACACCAGCCGTGATGAACAAAGCTAATGAGCTGGGCGGTCGTATCCGTGTGGCTCATGGCACTTTTGAGGCATCCTCACTTGCATCAGGTGATGTTATCGAGATGTTTATCTTGCCCGATGGCGCAAGATTGCTAGAGGGATCACTTGCACATGATGCAATGGGTTCATCTACAACCTTGTCCGTAGGGTTTGCTGCACATACAAATGCAGCTGGTAGCGCGGTTAGTGCGTCAGCAGCAGCTTATAAAGCAGCGGCTGCATCTACGTCAGCGCAAAAGGTAGACATCCTGGCAACACTGGCTCTAGGCTCCGGCACAGAGACAGATACCAACGGTGATGGTGTTGCAATCACAGTGACAATGGGCGGTGCTGCTGGCACTGGTACTATTGAGCTAACCATAAAATACGTGGTTGATTAATTAAGAGGGGCGCGAAAGCGCCCCCCTTTTTTTATGGGATAAACACATGACTTCTACTGTAGACATTGCAAACTTTGCGCTAAACTCTCTGGGCGCAAACAACATCTCTACGTTTGATGAAAACAGCAAGCCGGCGCGACTGGTTAATCAACGGTATGATTCAGTGCGCGACATGGTGTTTCGACAGCATCCGTGGAACTGTCTAATCAAAAGGGTTGAGCTTGCCAAAGAAAGCGATAGCCCGGCATTTGACTATGCAAATCAGTTTGCACTGCCAACAGATCCGTTCTGCTTACGCGTGTTGGAGTTTAGTAACGGTACGCTGACGTTTCCCTATGACAATATGACAAGCAACTCGGGTGGCCCTGTTTTTGTAATTGAAGGTCGTAAGCTTGTGACAGATGAGGGTATTGCAAAAATACGCTACATCGGCCGTGTGACAGATCCGCAAGAATATGACGCTGGGCTTGTAGAAACGCTGTCTGCTGCACTGGCGTTTGAGCTGGCCTATGCAATCACTGGAAGCAATACAGTTAAGCAGATTATGGCAGCAGAATACTCAGATAAATTACGCGCTGCAAAATTTGTAGATGCAACCGAAGGAGCGCCTCAGAAGATCGAGGCCAGTGACTTTTTACAAGCGAGAACATAAATGGCGCGATCTGCACCAGCACTGTCTACCTTTACAGCCGGGGAAATATCTCCGCGCCTGGAGGGAAGGGTTACGATTGCAAAATATCGTGAGGGTCTGGCAGATCTAACAAATATGATTGTGCAGCCGCATGGCGGTGTTACCAGGCGCCCAGGTACAGAGTTTTTAGGCGAAGTTAAAAATAGTGCAAACGTCACGAGGCTAATACCGTTTGAGTTTAAAACGTCAGACACTTATGCGCTGGAGTTTGGCGATCAATACATGCGCGTTTTTCGCAACGGTCTGCAAGTGCTTACTGGCAGTGCAGCATCGGTCACGGCAATATCGAAAGCAAGTCCGGGTGTTTTAACAGCTAACTCGCATGGTCTAAGTAATGGCGATGAGGTTTTTCTGTCAAACAGTGGCGGTAATATGACCGAACTAACGTCCAGAAACTATCTCGTTGCAAATAAAACAACCAACACATTTACGCTAACGGATTTATTTGGTGTTGCCATTAACACGACAAATTTCACAACCTACACCGGGTCTGGGGTAACCGTTGATAAAATATACGAAAAAGCAACGCCCTATACGTCAGCGCAGATAAATGATGTCAGGTTTGCACAATCAGCAGATGTTATGTACCTCGTGCATCCCTCACACGCAGTACGAACGCTCACAAGATCCGATCACAACAACTGGACGTTTGCAACTCCAAGCTTTACGGAAAACACAACGCCTAGCCTTACTGGTACAGATAATCATCCCAGTGTTGTTACATTTTTTGAACAACGGCTGGTCTTTGCAGCAACAAACAATAATCCGCAAACGTTGTTCTTTAGCAAAAACGCAGACTATACGAATTTCACAACAGGCACTGGCGATAACGATGCATTGATTTACACAATTGCATCAAACAAGGTAAACGCTATTCGGTATTTGTCTGCTACGAGAATACTTAATATCGGTACGTCTGGTGGCGAATACGTGCTGACAACAACAAACGGTAGCCCGGTTACGCCAACGTCTACGGTTATTCGTAAGTATTCTAACTATGGATGCGTGAATGCAGAAGTTGTTCAGGTGGCAGATGTTACGCTCTTTGCCCAGCGCGGAGCGCGAAAGGTACGCGAGTTTCGTTATGTCGGTGAAGTGGACGTAGGCGGCTATACAGCGCCTGACATAACGGTCTTAGCCGAGCATTTGACCGAAGGTGGCATAAAAGAGTTTGCATTCCAGCAAGAGCCTGAGAGCATCGTGTGGGCAAGGCGCAATGACGGTACTCTGCTGGGTCTGACGTATAGACGCGAGGAAGAAATAGTAGCATGGCACAAGCATGTCATTGGCGGTGCATTTAGTGGCGGTCAGGCGCAAGTAGAAAGCATTATCTCACTGCCGACAGATAGCGGTGAAGATGAAGTATATATGATCGTCAAACGAACGATAAACGGACAGACGAAACAATACGTCGAAGTGATGAAAACATTTGATTTTGGCAGCGATACAACGGCTGCGTTTTTTGTAGATAGTGGGCTGGCATATTCGGGCAGTTCTACAACAAGCCTGTCAGGATTATTCCATCTGGAAGGGGCAGCAACATCAGTGCTGGCAAATGGTGCAACACACCCCGACAAAACGGTTTCGTCAGGCGCGATTGCGTTGGATTTTGCAATTACCAGCGGTGCGGTGGGTCTAAGTTATACGAGCAAAATGCAAACGCTGCGTATTGAGTCAGGATCGAGCGATGGCACAAGTCAGGGCAAACCAAAACGCATCCACGATGTAACACTGCGCTTTCACGAAACGGTTGGTGCAGAGGTTGGTACAGACGCGGCCAATGCAGATAGAATATTTTTTAGAGACAGCAGCATGGACATGGACACAGCTGTGCCGCTTTTTACTGGTGACAAAGATATAGAGTTTCCGGGTGGTTTTGAGGAAGGTGATCGCATTTACGTGCAGCAAACCCAGCCACTGCCAATGACAGTATTAGCGCTTTATCCGCGCATGAACACTCACGATGTATAGGTATTAAATGTTTTTTCAATTAGCAACATTAGCGTTAAATATAGGTAAAGGTATTTCAGATAAAAAAGCTGGTGATGACGCAGCTGCTGCACATAGGGCAGTTGGTGAATTTAACGCTCAAATGGAAGAGCGTACTGTTGGTCTTATAGATAAACAAATAGAAGTAACTAGGCGTGTACGTGCGTTAGATGAGCAAGAGGCTCGATATCGATTTAGCACAGAGGTTCTTGGCACTGTTGTAAACCAATACGCTGGCGCTGGCATCGATGTTTCAAGAGGCACTCCTATGAGTGTATCTAGACAGTTTGCCAGGGAGTTTGAAGTTGTTCAGGCAAAAGAAGATTTCAACGTTTCGAACCGCATTATGCAAATGGAAGACGCCAAAGAAGATGCACGACTACGCGCTAAGTTATCGCGCATGGAAGGTGGCTATCAAGCTGCTGCTGCTAAGTCTGCTGGTACGGCAAGCATGATACAGAGTTTTGGTCAAGCGGCACGATTTGGATACGAAAACCGCAATGCATTTGGAATAGCATAACATGAGAATACCTCGCTTTAGATCTAACGTGCAAATGACTACGGAAGCACCGGGCAGACCTATGACTGCACGAATGCGAGCTGGCCCTATCGTTAATGCCATTGAGGGCAAGGCAAACGTTTTTAATGCTGCGTTAGAACAAGTAAACGAATACGCTGTTCAACGTCAGAAAATGATAAATGAAACAAAGCGGAACGAGGCCATATTCGGTGCAAAAGAAGGTTTGTTATCGCTTGTTGATCAATTAGAGGCTGATGAAAATCCGTTTGATATTATTAATATGGATAACAAAACTGGTCGCTGGTTTGATGCCGTTGCAAAAATAAAATCAGAAATGCGTAGCAAGGTTACGCAAACAGATGCAGAGCTCGCATACTTTGATCAGCAGTTTACGCAAAATGAAATATCTTTACGGTTTCAGTTAAAAGATAAACTAGACACAGCGATAGAGACGCGCGCAAAAGCATCGATAGAGTCACGAAACCAGCAATACATAGATAAGTATTCTAATCCATTTGTTGATTTTACGTTATTTAACGAAGAGTCTGCTGAGATAGGAGCAATGCTAAACCAATCTGTTAAATCAGGTTACATGGCTCCAAAGCTTATCGAGGCGCTTGGTAAAGACACAATAAACGACATAATGAAAAACGTTGTTGATGGCTATGCTGCTAATAATCCAGATTATGTTTACGGTCTTAAAGTCTACCTGGATATTCTCGATGAATACACTGGTGTTGAGGATGAGGCTGAACTTGAAAAACGAGATCAAAGAATAAAAGAGCTAGAGCTGCCAAACAGCGATTGGACAAAGATTGTATTAGGCAGCGTGGATAGAAACGAAGCCAGATCTGCACTGGCAGCGACTTTAACCAAAGCAAATAAGTTTGAAACGTATTTAGCACAACAAATAAAAGAAACTGATGATTTAATTAAGGATCAGTTTACAAATCTAAAGTTACTAGCTTTCTCAGCAGATCTTACAAATGGCAGAAGGCAAAACGTTGCTGAGCTAGAAAAAAAATACGATCTAATATTTACGGATACTTTTAAAGCAAAACTTGCAGATGTAAGTCAAAATGATGGCACTATTAAAGGCGAGCAATTTCAAGATATGCTGTTAGATTTTTTAACTGCAAACAACCAGCTGTCTCTTTCTGAACAACGAGACTTAGAAACAAAAATTTTACAAACAGAAAGTTTCTTTTCATCAGAAGATGATCCAAACGTTGTTGATAAATTAAGTATGTTAGTTATCGGTGATGACGCAGATACAAAATATTTAGAAGACAATTCATATCGTTTAACGCGAGATACTTACGTTAAGTTTGCTGGTGACTTTGAAAAGATTGGCACAGATCAAGAAGCAGAAACTAGACAAGCATTAGGTGACGTTATTGCGTTTGTAAAAGCCGAACTAAATTTTGTTGATAAAGATGTAATGACAGGCGAAGAACGTGTGTCAATGCAAAGTACAAATTCTGTAATTGCACAACTGCGTAGGCTTGTTTTTGAAGAAGGTAGCGAGCTTACAGATTATAACAAGATAATAGCAAAAGCAGATGAATTACTGAACGTTGAAAAACAAAACGTAAAAAGAGCTTTGCTTCCGTTGTTTGGTAACTTTTTAGAAGAAGTAAACATAAACGATTTTTTTCGTGGTTCTATTTCAGCTACAAGTACAGATCCAGGGAAAGATTTAGAGGATAGGTTTCTTAGTTTATCAGCAGAAGATCAAAATTTACTTGCTGGTTTATATTATCGACTGCAAGGCAGATTAAACACGTTTATCGTCAGAGGGTTTTTTGAATGAGCGATCTGAATAATTACAGCGTTGATGATGAAATGGGCAAGTACATCGATGCGTTTGAAATTAAGCAAGCTAACCTTGGTATGCAAAGCTTTCCGCATTCTCCCAGACGATTTAACCCAAACACAAATAGAAATGATGTGTTGGCGCAAATGGAAAACGGTGGATACATTAAGGTCGGTGAAGAGCCAGTAATACCATTTAAAGATGCACCAGCCAATGCGTTAGAACGTGTAGCAGAACCAATGTTACCATTTAAAGACGCCCCAGCTAATATGGTTGCAAATCTACAAACCGATGCACCAGCCCAGCCAACAATGCAAGAAAACACAGATCAGCCTATGGATACTCCAGGCGCATCTATAGAAAGCGCAATCGAGTATGCCGACACTGTAAAAACAAAAGCTGGTCAGGTGACAGCTGACGATATGCTTGCAGCTGGCTATGATGAAAGCACAATTAAGGCGATAGGCATTGGCGCAGACGTAGAGCCGATGGTTTTATCTACGCAAGAGATCGAAGACAGACTACGCAACGGTGGGTCGTTTATAGGTGAGTACGATCCGACAATACGAGAAAATGGCAGAGTAGAACTTACGCAGTATCTAACGGAGCTTGCTGAAGATAGCCTAGCAGAAGATTTGCAAGCACAAGGTCTAACACCAGATCAAATAGAGTTGGAGCTGCAAGCAGAAAGACCACGAATAGCCAACGAGTCTAAATCTTTGTCAGGTATGTTTTTTGGTGACGAAACCACATTCGGTATTGGTGTAGGTGATTTTGTAACAGCTGGCGTTATGGATATCCAAGAGGGTGCGCGGTTATTCAAACAAGGTTTAAACAACGATAGCGTAGCAGATCGCTCATTCGGTGCATTACTTGTTCTGGCTGGCATAGCAGAGGCTACTGGCGTTGGTGCGCTTGTAGGCAAAGCTATTAAGAAGAGCATACCGACATTACGAGCTGGTCTAGCTGATGCTGGTGAGCGACTTAACCAGCCTGGTCAAATGCCTACCGTTGGGTCTTTGGGTGGCAACATTGGAGATGAAATAAACAAAGCAATCAAGCTTTTCGATCAATCAAAAATACGAAGGGAAGCAACAACTGGCAGATATGTTGGTGCGCCACCTGGCTTAGATACGCCACAAAAGTTAGCTGCGCTAAGAAAAAAGGTTAGTGCATTAGCTGAACAAGGAGCGCCTGGGCGTTTTTGGTATGAGCGATCTGGAAAAGCTATTCTTGATGCAGTAGGTGGTGACAAAGTTGAAGCAGAAAAAATAGCGCAAGCCATTGCAATAACATCATCTGGCACACCAGTTAGTTCAAATTTCGATTACGCATTGCAAGCCTATTTGCAAAACAAAGCT